TTAAGACGCTGAAATCACAGTCTTAAAGATCGCCTTGAGCTGATCTTGTGGCAACTGCGAGAGTAGCTGAGCGAGTGCCTGGGTGTCCGTCTCGATCTCGTCTACGATGACCGTTGTGGCACGGCTCCCGGCGAGAGTTTCCTTCTTTTCCATGCGACCAATGACATCATCCAGCTCATCACCGAAGAGGTGCACATAGCGCTGGGTGACCAGCAGTGTTGCATGGCCTGCGAGCTTCTGGATGGCAGCAGCGTTCTCACCGTTAGAAGCAAGTCGTGAGCAGAACTCATGACGAAGGATATGCGGCACGAATTGCTTGTCGCTTTCCAGATTGAGCGCCTCCGAGAGACGACCCCAGTAATGCGCGACCGAGTTTTTGGAGAGGCTCGGAAACACCGCCTTGCCCTCGGTGTATTCGCGGCGACGATCAAAGACCGCCTGGGCACGAGCTGTCAGAGGCACGGTGCGGCTCTTGCCGGACTTGGTACGCTGCCCGGTTGCGCCCACACCCCAAACGGTCACACGGCCATTCTGGATGTCCTCGAAATGGAGAGATAAGACTTCGCTTTGGCGCATGCCGGTGTCCAGAGATAGGACGGTGTAATCGGCCATGTCTTGGTGCCCGATGCGATCAAAGAACGCGAGCGTCTTCTTCTCCTCGTCCGGTGTGAAGCGACGAACCCGGTGTTCGCTCTCCTTGTACTTGTTGCACTTCGGCTTTCGCTCGATGATGCCCAAGTCCTCGGCTTCTGAGAGGCATTTGGAAAGAGCCGCGACCTTACGGTTCACTGTCCCCGGAGCGTTGCCAGCCGCCAGCAGCTTCGAGCGCGCGCGGTCAACGTCAGCTTTCCCCAGCTTTGCGACCGGAAGACTTGCGCCGATCTCGGCAACGATGAGGTTCGCGTTGATGAGCTGCTTTGCACCCGATGGCATAGGTGCCCAATGGGTTTCATAGACGTGCTGGACCAGCTCCCCGAGCGTGTACGGGAGGTCGCCCCTACGCTTTGCGGCCTTCTCACCCATGTCGATGGGTTCGCCCCTGATGAGCTTCGCCTTACTGTCGAGTTCCCAAAGTTCTGCCTCGCTTTCTGTTGCGAAGCTGCGGCGATGCCGAGCGCCTTTATGAGTTACGGTCCCTTCCCAAGAGGAACCACGTTTCTTCGCCATTTAGCTCTCCTTCAAGTTGACATGGGAATGCATCCGGCATACCGAGAAGCAGCCGCCCGCATGGTGAAATTGGTAAACACATCGCACTTAAAATGCGCCGCCTCTGGCTTGCCGGTTCAAGTCCGGCTGCGGGCACCAGCTACTTACTGAGGCCGCTTAGCGCGTCCACGGGTCGAGCTGGTTTCTTCCTTGGCCATTGCCTCTTCGTGCATGCGCTCGATCTCAAGGCGCGCATCCGTTTCCTTATCGACCGAATATTCTGCATCGACGTTGCGGAGCAATTTCGTGATGAATGCCTTGCCATGAGTTGTGAGGAATATCAGACGACGCCGGGGTTCCCGAGGGTCGATGACAGCTTCCACAAGGTCCAGCCCCGGCTTCCCGAGGCGATGGAATTTCGACATGGCAGAGACGTTGCGCGAGACCGAGGATTGAGACAATCCGGTTCTTTTGCAGATATCTGCCATGGTGAGGCCCGGATAAAGAACGACCTGAAACAGAACGTCCGCTTGCTGCATCGGCATATCAGGGCTTAGGGTTCGGAGCATATTGATGACGCGAGACACTGTGAAAGCTGCATCGCGCTTGGTCGTTTCAGTAGTGGTCGTCATGGGCCTCTCCTGTCATATCGCCGGTGAAAATCTACCCGTTCATGGATAGACCGCCGAGGGGCTATGTTGTCCAGCCCTTTTTCTCGCACTACCGGCTTTTTTCTAAAACCAACTCCTGATTGGGCCTCAAGATGACAGCCCAATCGCTTATCAACTCGACCGCCTTCCCGTAGTTCATGGGAACAGCGAGGCCGACTAAGAACGCCAAGGTCAAAGCCCTGCGCGGTCCCCAGTGGCCCGTAGTTTGGCCCCGCGTCCGCGAAACCGTGACTTGAAGGTAACCGAGAAAGACCTCCCGGTCGTCCGCATCTCCAATCCATCCGAAGCCCAGCCATTCATTGCGGACTTCGATAAAACTCTCTCTGCCCCCCGGCAGTTTCACTTCCAAGCCAATCATTGCCTTGTAACGCACCTTTTCGAGATCGGGAACATTCCCGGACGTGGATATAAAGGCCGCGTATTATGTTAGCAAGAGCTTTCGTTAACTGTTCACCGGAGCGTGAAAGCCGACCAGTTGGCCGGTCATGCAGTCGATGAAATAGACCAGCGTGAACCGCTTGCGGCGACGAACGCGCCACTTGCGGAAACGCCCTGATTGCGTGATGTCGTTCATGCGTCACCTCGGGCTAGCCGGTAGGCTGCATATGCGTCACCAAGGGGCGACATGGGGCACGTTGAGCGCCACCAAGCGAGAAATGGTGTTTGGGTCAATGTTGATCTCCGGGAATGGCAACCATCATCAGGTGGGGCATGCCAAGCCCCACGACCGACCCTAGGGAGCCGGTTTCGGTATCAGTTGGATTGTTTGGAAAACCAGACGGCGCACCCGAGGGTCAGCGCGCTCCAGCCCATGAAAAGCAGGAAGAGGCTGGTGTTGAATGTCATAGAGCATCTGCCCTACTTGGTGGTGCCGAAGGCTGGTTTCGGCTGGCCGGTCTTCCGTAGTTCCGACCCCTCCAATCTATGTAATCCCGACCCTCTATTGCGGCCATAACGTGAGCATCCATAGGGTGAAGGGTCATGGCGCAATGCTCCGGGCATAGTTCCGAAGTGTTGTCATGTAGCCTCGGTAGTCCCCGGAGCCGCGAGCATTGGGGAGCCACGCGACAACCTGAGTTGACCGCCCAGCACCAAGGAAACGACCTCGGGCACTATCGGGGCCAGCGGTGACCCATTGGCCGACCGGCAGCTTTGCCCGCTGTTCGTCCGTGAGGGTCCATATGTCGATTGTTGAGGAGTATCGGGCCATGTCAGCACATGACCGTCAGTTGCAGACCGGAGCGGCCTCGGAGGTGCTGGGCGATCTCCATAGCCGTCTCAAAGTCACATGCGTCCGTGATCGCCTCGACACCGCCGACCGGGTAGTGCCCGTATACAGTGAAGAGTTCGGCCTCGGTGCGATCATAGCCGCCCTCAAACCACGTCTCATCCTCACTCTCGGAAACATTGACGCAGCCGCCGAGTTCCAGCCCGTCAAACTGGGACCAGTCGGGTTCTTCCGATTTGGAACAACAATTGAAGAGTTCCGAAGCGGTGAAGGTCCGTCCCTCAACCGCATGCATTGCCAGAATGTTGGCGTTCATGTCTGCTCCTTGTAGCTGCTCATCAGGCCCTAGGCGCGACCCTAGGACGACCGGACGCCAGCCGAATCGACACCCGGTTTCGCATATGTTTGCATTGGTGGATTATTCTTCGCGCAAAGACGCGCCTATCTCAGTCCAGTTGACCCGCGCCATAGCGGCATTCAGGAGGTCACCGATCATTCCCGGTCGGGTATCACCGAACCAGTTTGCGGCGATCTCCTCTACCAGCGCCTTCACGTTCTCCCCCGCGACAAGCGCATTGGGAGCGCCTACGGCTAGTGAGGTGGCGAGATGGTAGATTTGCTCCTCATTGGTGAGCCAAGCGTTGACGACCCACGTTTCTTGGTTCGTCCAGCCGTTGCAGCCTTCGTCCTTCATGATAGTTTCCTCTTGTCGCTATAGGTGGAGTTGACTATCTTGTGGGAACCGAGGAGCCACTAAGGCCCCCCGGCCCCCTTACGCTATAGGGTTATGAATAGGGCCAAGGTGATCGAGACCTTGGCCTTTTTCGTTCTCCAGCGAAGGGTGAAGGTCCATGTTGTCATGGCTCTTTCTCCCACAAGTTGGCCCTGTATCGTCGGGTCGTTCCGGCTAGATCAGCGGGGCCGCCCGCCTTACCTGTTCCGCTAGCTCATCAGGCCCTAGGCGCGACCCTAGGACGACCAGAGGAAAGCCTCCGGTTTCGCTTAACTATGCAGTGGTGGTTAGATCAAGCCGCAATTGTGGTGTCTTCTTCGTAAGCTTCGCGGCACCGCTCTGCGTCGTGTTCAGCTTCGGAATGAGCGGCGTATGCTGCTTCTTCCTCTGTTTCGTAGATAGTCCCGGAAACCGAAGCGGCCATTCCTTCGCCCATGGTCCACCCTGCCAAGAAACCCCTATTACGAGGAAGGCGCGCAATAATCGGTTTCAGTGTATCGCCTTCACCATAAGGGTCCGCGTAGTACCCAGTAGTGAACCGCAACCGCGAATGGCCAAGGTGTTCGTTAGCTTCCTCCAAACGGAGGTTTAGGCTTGACCCGTGGCGGTCCATTAGCAGCCCATGGCTAGCTTGATAGAAGCCACGGCCACTGCCCGGTACGGAAGGTGTCCAGCGGTATGGACCGCAGAACTTACGGGATTTAATCCGCTCTGCCATGGGGCGGCTGTAGTCGATCATGGTGATTTGTGTGAACATGCCTGCACTCCATCTCGTGATTGTTTCGGCCTGCTTCGGCCTCATCAGCGGGACAGCATCAGCCCCGTACAATGTCCCCGTTATTCCGTGCGCACGGTGGACTAGCGCTATTCAGTTTTCCAAAGAACCCGGAGGGATAACCCGCCGCCCCGAACCGCTGTTCGTTGTCAAAACATATATCCACTACTGCATAGTTTATCAACATCGAAAATGAAAAAAACAGACAGTCGCCCGCGTTTTATCAACTATCTATCTGAAATTAAATGATAATAATTTATACCAATGCAGCATGTGGCGTGTGCATTGGTGGATATGTGGCGACATGAGGAGTGCATGAGGCGGCGTTAGGACGGCATGAGGAGAGCATGAGGGCGCGCCACGGGTGGCATGAGGTGGCGTTAGGTGGACTGATGAGGAAAACAGGTAGACGCCCCGACAAAGAGAGACACACAGAAAGAAAGTGCTGGACGGCCTAAGCCCTGCCCTTTGCACCCCATATGCGCCCATCAGGACACCTCATGCGATGCTTAGTCTCCTTGGAGTGCCACAAATGCAGGGCTTCCGCGTGTCGTGTGGCGGTATCCGTGGCATTACGGGGGTCACCATGCGCCGCCTGAGGTAGAATGAGGGGGCCGAGGGGGGACCACGCGCGAGCATTTCTATCGATTGCCGCCTCGGATTTTTTCAGCAAAATAGGCGCGGGCGTATTACTGGGGGAAGTCGTGGAGCCAATTATCTCATCACTAAAGGAGTTGATCGCATCGCCAATATCAGCGATTGCGCTTTTCTTCTTTGCTTGGGTGATCACCTTTGCCGCACCGGATGCACTCAACGTCCACACAGTGGCCATCCTAAAGGTTCTCTCAGGTTCGGTACTGGCCGCTCATGTGGTCACTTGGGTTTTTCGTCAGGCTAGCCAGAGGGTCTATCTGTCCAAAAAGCGAGAGCGTGTCATTCGAGAACGTGAAGCGCACAATGAACTGGTCAAGGGAAATTTACGGCATCTAACCAATGAGGAACATGACTTCCTGATAGAGGCTCTCGGCTATGCCAGTGATGCGGGTATCGTTAGGAAGTTCTGGATGGATAACGGTTTTGGCATCCCGACCCATATGCATAGGCTAAGGCAGCTTGGACTGGCTAAACCATGGCATGCCAATGGGGTAGTGCCTAAGCTGCTGACCGGAGATGCTGATCTCTGGAAATTCGAACCGGCAGTTATGGAGATTAGAGAGGAAATCCTAGCTGGGCTTTATTGACTTCTCCTGCGAGGGCGTAAGCCCGAGAAGGAGAAGCGCCACAAAACTGCGCGGTCAACCGAGGACGCTGCGGACGATACCGGCGACCATGGAAACCACCATAAGCGGGACAATCCAGAACCAGAGGTTTCCAGGACCGAGGCTCTTCCATCCTTTGAAGAGCATCTTAACAAAAGAGATTGGATCATTACCGTAAGGGGGATGATCGGAAGAACGATGATCAGAGGAAGCCATGCTGGTCTCTACCGTGGATGATGGAAACCATCCCTACGATCTCATCTCACGAGATACAAGCATGGGACTGATCATACCCAACCTATATATATGAACCGGAGGGGATAGGTTTCCTCCTCCTATGGTGAGGGGTAATCGAATATTGGATCGAGTGGTGGGCCGACATGGTGTTTCCTGAGAAGCAGTACCAGCTCGACCCGCATGCTTTGCGTCCCGAGTTCCAGTATTCGCTGAAATAGCTTAGGAGCCAAGGCATCGTAGTAATTGCACGGGTCTCTATTTGTAATGAATTGGTAGAAACCAAGTGCGCCACTCAGAGCGCTTTCTATATCCCCATCGTCATTGAAAGAGAAAACCGCATGCGAAGCAAGTGCGTCAATGAACCAGTCATTGTGCTCTTTAGCTTCGAGCTGCCATCGATCTAGTGTCTGAGGAGTAACGCCGATATCTTCGGCAGCCTTTATTATATTTTCGCCATCTGCCAAGAAGATGAGATTTATCAGCTTCGCAGTCGGCTCCCATCTGTGTTTAACCTCCATCACAAAGTTAAATCGACAGGGCTGACACCTATATCTCTGCACTCCACGTACTTTACCGTTTTTGACAAAGGTGTCGCCCCCACACTGGGGGCAATAAACGTCTTCATCCTCCATGCCGTGCTACTCCTTCTCGACCTCGGTAGCGACGGGTTTCCGCCAGTTTCGAAGCTCGCGAAGTAGCGCGCTTAGTGCAGCGATTAAGCCGCTGATAGCAACAATTGTTGCAGTTAATTGAAGTAAGTCCACTCGCTTCTCCTTTCGGCTTGGAACCGAATCCAAAATAGGCCGATGGACCCGCAAATTAAATGGCACTTTTTCACCAAAAATAAATAGATAGATGGGGAATAGGGCCTCCGAAGAAGCCCTAGTTTTACTAGTTCAGCCAGGACGGCTCATCGTCCATCGAGAACCCGCTGTTGCTCTGGCAAAGCTCAATGAACGCCTCGTAGGCTTTATCCCGGAGACCCTCCAGGTGTTCCTCGTGCGCCTTATCGGTATCCCGTGCCATGCTCTCGGACCAATAGCCTACGGCCATCGCAAGCACGTCCAGGCGGTCATCCTTGGCCAGGGAGCCACGGTCGCGGGTGATACGGCTCATCTGGTACATGAGCTGCCTGATGGGTTCTGAGGTGCCCTTGTGGTCATGCTCGATGACCTTCTGGTCGAACACGAGGCGGTGCTGGTTCATCAGCGGTTCCAGAGTGTCGCAGATGCGGCGCTCCTTCTGCTGATTATGCTTCACCTCTTCGATCTCGCAGGCGTGGATGCGGGTCACTACGGGCTTTAGGAGCTGGGTGAACATGCCGTCACCGAAGTTGGCTTCGACAATGATCTTGTTCGCCCCGTGCTGCTTCGCCAGTAGCGCTAAGCCCTTGAGGGTAGCCTCGCCATAGCCGTCCTTGAAACCTCCACTGGCGACCACGTATAGCCAGCCATTAAGGTGTTTGACGATGGCATAGGCCGTCTCGTCCTTGCCTCGGCCTGAGGGGTCGATAGCCATGACGCAGCCGGTGTATTCGGCCATCTCCGGGGCCATCCACATGGGGCGGTGATAGGCATCGCCCTGGAGGCCGACCATGGGAATGTCCAGCCGCTTATCAGGGTCCGAGGACCACATGAGTTTGACCGGGGCCATCCTCGGGTCGAGCGTGGTGACCAGAAGATCACGGAACTTGAGAGGGTATCTGTCCTGGTCGGAGAGGCTGGTATCGAGCATGAACTGGAGGGCGAAACCAGAGCGGCCATAGGACGCCTCACGCTCCAACAGGTCGAGGTCATGGAATCGCTTGGGGTCAACTGGGGTTCCGGCTGGAGCGCCGTCCTGGATCATCCTCATGACAAACGGGGACAGTCGGCCCTGGTACTTGTCCGGGTCCACCGGGATACGTGCGGGCCAGATGCGAATTTCATAGCCACGCTCGGGGAGTCGGTTGTAAATCGACATTTCCGTCTGAGGGGTGCCGAGGTAGATCACGCGACCACCTGGTTTCAGAACGGCATCGAACTCCTTGATGCGTTCAGCCAAGAGGTCGCGCATGGTCGAGGTCATCGCGTTGTTCAAACTCTCAACGTCATCGGCAATGATCACGTCAGCGCGGGAGCCGGTGAGCTGCCCGGTGATACCCACGGACTTGACCGAGGGAGACTGGGATGCCCCAGCCGGTCCTACGTCGAACGCGATGTTACTGTCTCGCTGCCCCTTCCCCGGCTTGAGATGCTCAAGGATAGGCATCTCGGCAATGAGGCGCTTGGTGAAGGTGGAGAATGCATCCGCTCGATCTTTGGCAGCGGAGACAACCATGATGTTGAGTTGGGGATTGTTGAGGAGAAGCCAGCAGACGAACGCCGAGGTTACCCAGGATTTCCCCACGCCACGGAACGCTTCGATTACGGAACGCTTTGGTCCCTTCTGGAGATACTGGGCAAGGTCGTATTGAACGTCTGTCGGCTGCGGAAGATTGAGGTGCTTCCAGACGAGGAACAGGAAGTTCCGAAAGTCACGCAGCACCGGGTCAGCCGGGGTCAAACTGGTCCCCGAGCTAAGTTCTGATTTGGATGTCATTGGTGGCCTTGGGGCTTCCAAGGGCGCATAGAAAAGGCAGGCTCAGCGTTGTGCCGAAACCTGCCTTAGCGAGCGAAAGGCCGCACTGATGCGCCTTTGGGGAGTTACGAGAAGAGGAAGAGCCAGCAGCGGTTGCTTGACGGTGTTCTCATTTCGTTCCATCTATGCCGACATGGCAGGAAGCTTGAGAACCCTAGAAGAAGCAGCTCGGCACAACATGTTGATTGTTGTGGAGTGCAAACGCTGTGGCCGTGTTGGTAAATTCCTTGCGCGGGACGTTGCGTCGTACAAGGGATGGAACACCAGCCCGTGGGCTTTGAAGTTCCGCTGTGAAGAGTGCAAGGGCCGGGAAATGAAGATCAGTCTTGAGTTCTTCGACCCCGACCCCAGGGGCGCTCATGTCATCTGGCGACCAGTCAAGGTCGAGCGCTAGCAGGGAAGCGTGTTTGCAGCTTCCTCGTCATCTGCCTCGGTGAATGGCAGGGTGTGACTGAGGCGTTCCAAGGGGTCGCCCTTCTTCGGAACGCTGTCGATGCCGTTGTCCTTGAGGAACTGGCGAACTACCGAAAGGTCCGAAGCAGTGGCTTGCCCGCCGTTAACCCGGTCGAGAAGCTCCTGGGCCAGGGCCTCGTGAAGGTTCTTCATGATTTCGCTGAGATTGGTCATCGCAGTATCCATGCTTTGATTTCCTCCGAGAACGTGCCGATAGCTGCGGCCAACAGAACCCAGCCCCACCGGATGGAGGACAGGATGCCGACTTGTCGTTCTCTTTGGTTTTCGAGTTGCGTGATGCGCGTGTCGTGATCGTCAATGAGTGTGTCGTGATCATCAATGCGCTTGTTGATGCCGCCCTGCTGGGAGAGCAAAGTGTCTACCTTGCCCTCCAGCCGTCCGAACATCAGATAGAAGTTCTGAGTGTCGTCCATTGGTCCTGCTATTTGATCTGAGAGGCCCATAGCCAAAGGTCATTGAACTGCTCCATCGGAATACCCTGCATCACCCGGAAGGTTTCCACTGCGGGGCTAAGTCGCTCGTAGCCGTTCAACGGTGGCTCGGTGAGTTCAATGCGGAGGATTTCAGCTTGCTCTTCATCCTCGATATCATTGAGGGAAGACAGCACGGCGTCTTTTCTCACGCCGATGCTGAGAGCAGCAAGCCATAACTGCCTACCAGAAATGTTCGGGAGGCCCATGTCTACCGAAGGTTCATCACCGGGGCTTTCCATGGGGGGTGCATCAACTAAGTGGAACCCGCCTTTGATGGTCACAGCTTTACCAGCCGTGAAACCAGCAATAGCGTTCTGATACTGCTCCCAAGTAATTTCGACGGCACCGACTTGGGGGTCGGTCGCAACACCGCCTTCGAATGCGTATGGCATTATTTAATCCTCATTACGTAATCGACACCAAAGTTGCGCGGGCGAGTTTCTTCATCACCTGCGTATTGGATCGAGATGCCCGTGGTTGCCCCCCACGTATTACCGAAAGAAAAGACGGCGGGAGGCTGATCGACTGAGGTTGACCGGCCCGTAGAGGCCGTGCCGTTCTGAACACCACCGTGGGCGTGTCCTGGGTCGTTGACGCCGTGGTTGTGTGACTGCACTGCGAAGTATTGATGAGCGCCGCCGTTGCCCGGACGCAAGAATGCGCGGGACGTGTTGATCAATTGAACCTGCCTGCCATTGAATGGAGAACCGGCCAAGTTGATGATGGCGGCAGCGCTGATTGCGGGCCAACTTCCCGTAACTGCCTCCGAAGTGAGTATGCCGTTGTTGTATCCGCCCGAGCCTGTCTGCCCCGCAGTAAGGATGATGTAGCGATAGCGCGGGTTGTTGGTCGGCGGATACGCGGTCCCGGCAATGCCCATGCTTGCGGGGATAGGGACACCTAGCGGCTGTGTCGCCCACGGGTCATCAACAATTGCCGCGAGAGCGTCCAGCTGAGCCTTGGTCGCAGCATCAGCCTTCGCGGGATATCTCGCATCAGCTTGAGACGTTGTGTAGTAGCTCGACGGGTCGAACAAGGCAGCATCTTCCGCCGACTTCTTGGCGGCAGCAGCGGACGCAGCGGAAGCTTCCCGGTCCAAGCCAGTCTGCACCCTATCGGCAGCCGTAGCGGCACGATCAAGCTGCGTCTGGTTCTTGTTTGCGAGGGCATTGGCTTCCGACTGAGCGGCAGCGGTGGCCGAACCAGCAGCGGCATTCTTGGATGCCAGGGCGGCGGCGGCACGACTGTCTGAAAAGGCCGCAGAAGCTTCCGACTGTGCAGCCGAGGTCGCAGCATCGAGAGCCTTTTGCGTTGCGAGGACCAGTTGGGAGGACATAGCAGTCTCAGCCCAAAGCTTTGTCACGGCGTCTTGGGCACTGACAGGGTTTGCAAGGCTTGTAATGCGGCGGTTGAGCGCCGAGAACTGTCCGTCCTCAGTGACAGCCATGGATGCCGCGCCTTGATCGAACGCTTCCTGAGCAAGAAAGAACGACTGGAGGGTCGAGGTGTTGAGGTCCGACTGGACCAGAGTGGAGCCATCGGTGAACGTAACGAGACGGTCCACCCTTGGCGTCACCCTTCGTACCTCCACAACGGAACCCGAGGGAGGAGCCGTGGTCGTCTGGAGGCGGTAGGTATCGATCCACGAGAACGGCACAAGGACGCCATCGACCCGCACCGTAACGTGCGCTTTCGAGAGATATTCGCAAGGAACATCGAAGAGGCGGTTGCTGCCATCACCCGAGGAGTGGGCATATGAGAGAGGCATTGCATTCTCCAAAAACGAAGAAAGCCCCCGCCACTGTTATGTGACGAGGGCCGAAAGGTTTGATCGGGTGCAGTTATTTCTTCGGTGACCACTCCGGGAGCGGACTGATCATCGTTGAGAGGAGCTGCGAAATTCCATTGAGGTTCTGGAACGGAAGGATGCGGGCAAGGTTTCTGGCATCTGCCTGCGAGAACCGCTTGCCGTGCGCTTGCTGACCGAAGACGCTGAGAGCCTTGATACCGCTGGATGCCAAATCGGCCGATGGGTTTCCGAAGATTGCATCCGACCCCAGCTCGGTAGACCGGGCATCGAAGATCGGCTGACCACCCTCACGTAAAGGAGCGCCCAGGGTATCAACGATCATAGGCATAATGGTAGCCCAGGAGCCGTTCTGGACGCCCGCAGCCGCGATGCTTCCGAGAGACAGGCGCTTCTCCAGATAGTCCTCCCGGTCACTGCGGCCCACTGAGTTGGCATAGGTCCGCATCATGTAACTCATGGAGGCAGCAAAGGAGGTCGTGATGAACGCCGTAGCTGTCGTGGCATCCCGGAAGTTGAACCCCTGGAGCGTCTGCTTGGTGTAAGCCGCCAGCACGAAGGAGCGGAACTGGAGGAACGTCCGAGCAAGAGGAGCTGACATCCACATGGCCATCTGGCCTATGTCGTTCTCTTGGATGATGGAGCGGCTCAGACGGAACGCGGCGAACTCGAAGTTTGCCACGGCCTCCTGATCTGCCCACTTGGAGAAGTTCATCGACTTGAGCCGACCATCCTTGAACGTAGCGTGGTTGCGGATGTTGTCATAAATGGCCTCCACCCTGCGCTGATCGAGGTTAAGCGCGGCCAGTCGCCTTGGGTTCATCGTAGTTTTCCCTTGGGCCATCAGCGCGAACTTGTTCATGATCGCCCTGCCGGTCCAACGCTGGAGCGCGGTATTCACCGGAGCCATGCCGGACATTGCGGAGACCGCACGTTTTCCGGCTTGAAGGCCATCGTCCAACTTCTGGAGAATTGGGTTATTGAAGGCATCCAACGGGTTGTCGAAGATATCCTCCCTCCGGTGCGTGGAGTGACGAACCCAGTCTGCACCAACGCCCGTCATCTCCTCCCATTCGCGGGCCAAGGCATCATCTAGCATCCCAGTCTTGGCATTACGCCACATTGCCCGGAACGAAGGGACGTTGGTGAACGAGGCTTTGAGGCCGAGCTGGGAAACCGTGTTCATAGTCTCCGACAACTGCGCAAAGCCCACCTGCCCCATCACGCGGATGAAGTTATAGTCTCTGGCCATCCGAAGGAACTGGCTCCATCTCGACCCCTCGTTCCAAGTGGGCTTCCCGACGATGGTGTTATAGACCCAGTTGAGGCGCTCAATGTCCTCCTTGGTGGTAGCCTGGATGCCCTTCTGGTCACCCACGTCACGCACCTTATCCATCAGGGTTTGCCATTCGCCATCCGAGGTGATGCCTTTGACGAAGTGTTCATCGCCCAGGTCACCGGCCTGCCACTTCGGGTTCCTGATCTCCATGCGAGCCATGGCGATACGCCCCGACATTTGCCGGGAATAGGACCGCATGAGCGTGTCTGCATCGTTGACGAACAGGTCAGAGATGCGGACGAACTGTGCCCCCGGCTGGCCGTTGGAATATGGGAGCATGAGGCCGAAGTTCTCATCATAGAACATCCGGCTTTTCCCGTGGCGGCTGGCACCGTCCTTCTTCCCCGGCTTCATGTGACTGACAACCGCGTCGATGTCGGCCTCGGAGAGATCGGTGTCCCGCGTAAGGTTTGCCTTGAGCGCGTCGAGGTCTTCACCCGAAAACACCCGAGACATCCCCTGTAGCTCACCAGCGGAAAGCGAGTGGAGTTTCCTGATGTAATTCGAGGCGAACTTGTTGGCCAACTCTTCGCTGATCTCGTCATTGACCTCACGCATGGCACGGGCAACCAAGCCCGAGAGGGTCTTATGGCCGAACTTGGTGAGGTGTTCCTGAATAGAGCCGAGATCGAAGATGCGGGGGACATAGAAGTCGTTCCGTGTCATCCCTTCGAAACCCCGAACAGGGCGCAATGTGCGACCATCGATAAGGCCGGGGTTCGCTGCGGTCTCCGCATAGGTGCCCAAGATATCCCTGAGGATGGAGCCTTGGGCTTTCACGGCGGGGTCGTATTCCACCATGAGATCGCGATCTCGGACGAACGCGGTCACCTGCCGATGAAACTCATCGCGGCTGACTTCCGGGTTCCGCTCCTTGAACTGCTTCCAGTTGGCTTGGTTGGAAGCTGCCCAGCGGGCCTCGGCACGTTGATGAAGGAGCGCCTGGACTTCCGAAGCCCCGATTGGCGTTAGGCCGGTCTTGTTGCGGGCACCGTCCTCTACGATCACGTTACCGATCATGGAGGTGAGATCGTTCTCGGAACTCTTGAGTGAGTAAGCGCTGTCATATCGCGCACCACCTGCATGGAAGACATCCGGCCTCTCGGCATCGCGAACGATATCCGCAGTGTCCATCCTGAGAGGTTCCCTCGGGTTCACCTGCATCGCACCCGTGGTTGACCCACCGGCCGGTGACAAGGCTGTCCCGTTCTGCATGTCCCTGCCAATCTTCTGGAGCTGCTGGGCCTCCTCACGGGTTGCCGGGTTTCTCGCTAGGGAGCCGAACGCGCCGCCCAGGAGCATGCCGGTGCCAATGCCCCACCATAGATCAGCACTCTCGGCGGTAGGTTTGTTCGCGTAGATAATGCCTTCGGAAACCGCAGCGCCTGCGCCACCTTCGGCACCGGCCAACGCAATCTGACCCATCCGACCAAACCGAGCCGCCATAGCAGCAGGTGCTCCGGTTCCCATGGATACAGCCGAGATGCCCGCGCCCGCAGCCCAAGCCAAGGGGTCCGTCACGCCCGCCGCGATCTTCAAACCGACACCGCCCCATCCCATAGATGCAAGACGTTGCTCGGCTTCCAAATTCTTGATGATGGTGTTTCGCATCAGCTCCGCATGGGGAAGTGATTGCGCATCTGCGAAGCGGTCCCAGTATTGCTCCGGGACGCCTTTGGTGAGTTCCTCGGTGAGCTTCTTGTCGAGCCGGAAGTTCGGGTCGGGCGCTGCTTCGGGTCGGTCTTGAAAGAGCGCAACAACTGAGGACTGGGAGCTGACGGCATCCTTCACGCCCTGCCAGAGCGATACGTCCGGCATAGCATCCTCACGGGCCTGGGCCGCTTCCCTGTCTTCCTGCATGGTTGTCGGAAGCATTGGCTGAGTAGCGTCCATGACTGACACGGTGTTCTCAGGCTGGCCTAGGGTGTAGTTGGATTGCGGCTGGTCGGGACCTGGGTTCGAGAAGGTGAGCCGAGTGGGTTCCCGATTGCCTGATGAGGGGGCGCGGTTGTAGGCTTCGCGTAGCCATTCAGCAGCGTTGTCACCGCTTCCATCAGCCCCCCATACGCCAGGGTTCCCGAAGCCGATATGCATAGAACCGGGCTGCATGTAGCCCTGCCCTGCACCGAAGCCAGTGACGCCAGCACCACGAGCACGTTGGACGATCTCTTGGAAAACCGGAACGTCCGCAGGGTTCGACCAGTCGAGCTTCCTGCCGTTTTGGTAGAAGAAGACATCCGCCGCGCCGCCGTGGTCATGCCGAACGGACCCCGTGCGTTGACCTTTGCCAGCCTTGGCCTCTTCCTTGGTTACCTGCCCGCCACTGAAAACTTCCATTTCGACACCCATGTCCTCAAGGAACCCAAGGGCGCTGACGAGATCGCCGCTGATCGGAAGGTTACGCTTTGCGCCACGGTTGGCGTACCGCAGCCACGAAGGCGCGCTATTGCTGTTTGACATAGGTGGTCCTTAGAAATGGAAAGGGCCACCCGAAGGTGACCCGTGTTATGGGAGGAAGTGTTTCTCGATATCGACCCGCTCCTTGGACAAGGCTCGGTTTTCTTGCTTCGTATCCTGAGCATCGATCACGCCCTGGATGACATCGGCGCGGCGCTTCTGATCAAGATCGTAGAGCGAACGCAGGCTGATGTTCCCGCGAGCTGGGTTCTCGACAGGATATTGACCGAGCTGATGGACGATCATCCAGCCCTGCCCATTGGTCGCGGGGCGAAGCGTTAGGTCACTGACATCAACGCCTTCCTTGTCTCCGAAGTCCTTCACATACTGTTCGATTGCGAACGTGGCGAGTTGGCCGAAATTGGGCGGGATGTCGCGGCCTGCGGTGTAGACGAAGTTTCCATTGACCTCAGTATGGGTCGCCTCGAAACGCTTCTTGGCTTCATCGAGCGCTGCATCGGTTCCCATCCCATTCTGAGCATAGAACTTTCCGAGGCGTCCGATCTCGTTTGCAACGTAGCCTTGGTTTCTCGGAGCAGATGAGAACCAGCCGGCGATGCCGCCAAAGGTGATATCCTTCACCCGCTCATCAATTGCATCGAAGCGCTGCTGCGTCCCTGCCCCCTGAAACTTCGACGGGTCCGAGGTCTGCATCATTGCAGTCTGCATCGCCTGGGTAGGGTTCATCTTCCCGTATTGAGTGGCGATGCGATAAGCCTCGTAGAAATCCCGGTCGGAACTGTCCTTTATGTGTGTCTCAAGAAGCTTCGGGTTGGCCGAGTGTAGCTTCATGTAGAGATCAACACTATCCTGGAGAGCGGGCGGCGGTTCGCCACCGGAGAGCGTGAATTGCGTTGCGGCCTTAGGACCGGCACCCAGGACATGCTCCCATTTCGGGTTCGTGAGATTTCCGACTGAGAAGCTCTCAACCTGCATCCCGAAAGCCTGCTCGGGGGTAGCTTTGCCCTTCCCTACGAGCCACTCCGTCTGATCGACCAAGCGCTTGGCCACTGCCTTCTTCTGGTCATCCACGGAGATCGTTCGGGTTTCCCCTGTCTTCGTGGGGACGGTTGCTTCTTCGATATACGGCAGCATGCCCCGCGTGGTTGCTTCGAGGTTCCGGGAGACTAGATCTTCCTCGGCCTGATCAGCAGCCTTTTGCAGAGCGATCTTCTGTTCTGCCTTGGCCAGCTCCTTGGACTGCTGCTCGTTGAAGGTGTCGTTCTGATTGATCAGAGAGAGGACTTGAGCCTCTGAGAAAGCCCCAGGGTTCGCCCGGTGCCAAGCCACAAGATCATCTCGTTTTAGCTGGCCCTGTCTGGCTTGGTCCCAAAAGTCCATTCGGACATCACGGGTGGCTTCCTCGTTCTGCTCGAAGTTTTGCCGCTTGGCACCGTTCTGGATACGGACGGCATCCGCCTGAAATTCCCGGTTGGCTGACAAGGGACCGAGAACAGTGCCATCGGCTCCCTTGCGTTCGGAGTTGAGGATGGCGTTGACCATAGCCATGTCGCCCTTGGCCGCGAAAGCTTCGGCCAGACGGACCATCTCCCTGTCTTGCTCCTTGAAGTCCACATGGAGCAGAGATCGGTTGCCCTCGTATTTCCCCCGTAGGGTACTGACGATTTCCTGGGGGGATTTACCGGCGTCCCGTAGTGCAGTGGCTTCGCCATGGAAGGTGTCATAGACGCCGCTAACGGTGTCCTGCTTTACCTGCTCGGTCTTGTATTGAGCCTGAGCGGTCTTCGCCCTGGCACCGAAGCCGTCCATGACCTTGGTATACGCCCCGGTGAAATGGGGGTCGTTTCCATACTGCTCCAAGTCTTCCGAGGTTCGACCACGGATAAGACCATCGACATCACCAGAGTTCTTATCGAAGTTGGTCTCGTATTCCGTGGAAAGCTCATTGACGCGCTCATAGGCCAGCCGCTCACCGTACTGCTTCATGAAAGCAGCCTTGAACCACGGGTTATCCATCTCGGTCATCTTGCCGCTATTCACAGCATCACGGGCCTCTTGGAAGCTCATGCCGCCAATACGCCGCATAGCGCGGTCCTCGGCGTCCTTCTGTGCCTTCGCGGCTGAGTTATCGAGAAAGTTGGTGAGCGCTGGGCTGATTTGAGCAAGCGCCCCGGCGAGCTGCTGGAGGCCGTTGGGTCCAGAAGGTGCGGCCTGAGGGCGGCTATAGGTGTCCACCGGGCGAGCCTGCGGCTGCAAGGCTACATCCCCGATGGGGTTACGAACCTGCACCCGGCCACGGTTCGCACCACCCACGGAGGGGCGGTCATCTTGTCGGGTCAATCCCGGTAGGTTTGCCATGGTTACCCCTTGGGCTTGTTGTATTTGTCGTAGCTATTCAGGCCGATGCCACCGATCTTGAGCGCAGCCGCAAACGGGCTGGGGCCGGTTGCCCACGGCATGGAGTTGATGCGGTCCTGGGCTTTCGCCTTAAGGCCGTCCATCTCCCGCGTGAGGTTTGAGGTGGTGAAGCCGCTATTCTGGCTGATTCGGTCCTTGGCGGTCGCCTCTTTGCCGTAAACGTCCGCGAGGAGAGCATCGACCGAGAGACCGGATACACCGGCTTCCCCGGCTGCGGCCATGGTGGTGGCACGGGCTGCTCGGGCTTCGCGGGAAATGTCCTGCTTCTGAACGGCGGCAGCATCTTCTTCCTGGATCTGCCGCGTCTGAACGTCAGCATATTCTCGGACAAGGTTTGCGTTTGCTGCTTTCTGGTTCTCGCGGACCATATCGTTCTGCGCCTTGGCTTGCTGTTTGGCACCAATAAATTCCATGCCGGTCTGCACAGCACCAATCGCGAACGAGCTGACCATCATTGTAATGGGGTCGCACATTGGTCGTTCCTAATTCTGACCACCTCGAAGAACGGATGGTCTCCTGGGCCGAGGCCCTTGACGATGTTGATGAAGCTGAAACCACACCAGCGGAGCCACCTGTGATGGAGGACATTCCGGCAATCGGTATAGTTCATGAGGAGCTGATACTTGTCTTGGAAGAGATCAACGAACGGCTTGGTTTTCCTTAGGAAGTCCGTCCGGTGTTTGTGGATGTCATCGCTCGCCAACAGCCAGATGCACCCCACCATTGGAGAGACAGGGTGCGGAGCTGTGCCAAACATCACGACCGGCTTGCCATCCTCATCAATCCCGGTGAAACACCCATCGGGAGACTGGAGGCCGTCCATCAGGCTCTCTTCCATAGTCACGCCCCCAGCGGCCAAGACTTCCTCGACATCCTCCTTGCGGAGCCGAGGGGCCAGATAGGCAACGTCCTCGGCGGTCGAAGGTCGGGCTGTAAGCATCTTAGGTTCTCCTTGAGCGGATGATGAAAGTGGCCTCCCATTCCGCAGAGAGAAGCGCGCAAGGAAGCGGGGTGTCGTTAACGATCTCGATCTTGATGTCCTCGTTCCGGCCCGAGATCGGGAAGCGAAAGCGGCCTTGCTCGATAGATGGAGCGCCGAGGATGTTGTGGCCTGAGCCGATAACCCGGCCAGAGAAGATCGATCGGAAGGTATCTCGGCGGAACGGCGTGACCTCCGCTCGGAAGTAACCAGTATCGTTGAATGTTACGATCATGCGCCGAAGCTGCATGCGTCCTGCGCCCACGGTCATCTGCCCACCGCCTAGCGCCTCTTCCTTGATGACCAGCTTTGAGAAGGTGTATCTAAACTCGAAGACCCTTCCGACCAGGAACTTGGTCACCTTCCCCTTCACAACGAAACGCTGATCGGCCCAGGTGAATGGCACAATTTGACCGCGACGATACGGGCCTTCATCCATGCCGATAATCTGGAAAGTCGATGGCGCATCAACGGTGTACGGAAGGGAAATCCTTGTGGTGTCTGAGGTGGCATCGTAGGTAACCGCGCACTGACTGGAGGTTACCCGCTGGTCGAGAGCGAACATGAAGGGCACCCCCTCATCGAACCGCCCCGCCTCCAGGCTGATCACCTCGAAGGAAACCTGCCCGTTCCTCTCGACAAGCATCCAAAGATCGCTCTCGATAAAATCGACATAAAGGATTTTGGAGCCGGGGCTTAATGTCCACTTCGACCAAGAGGATTGGAGCTTCTCCAGCTCTTGCCAGTAGTATTTGTAGACATAGAGGGCGTTCGGCTCTTCCGGCGTGAGCGCCACGAGGACATCCTCGTTTGAGCTTGCAGCCAACTTCGTGACACCCCCAGGGATGTACTTGGGCACGTGCGCGGTAATGTCTGCCGCGTCGTTGGTCTTCGTCTCGCCATCGACGTAATATTCCCGGATACCGGAGAAGGCGCCTTTGTTCATTGCGAAGTACACGTTTCGGCCAGCACCCACCGGCTTCGCCAAAAGCGATGCTTGGAACTCGGTAGTCTGGTTGATCGAGATCGTGAACGGGGTGAGCATGTCGCTGGCCCCAAGCATGAACTGTGTTTGGTCCGAGAAGAGCAGAAGCGTCTCATTGAACGGGATAGCATGCCGGATGATGGACACCTTCGAGTGGCTCACGGCCACGTCAATGGTATCTGTATCGAGAAGCTGAGTTGCCGAAGAGCGCCAGAAACAGAAGAACTCGCCCGACCGGGAGAAGACAACGTTTTCATCCGCGACTATGCCGAGGCGGTTTCGATGGAAGAATAGGTCGTTGATCTGCTTCCCGACGAATGAGGGCGGCGGAATGTTTTCGGCGTCACCTACCTTACGGGCATCCCATGGAATTTGTTCGAATGAGAATGTGCCATTGGACAATCGCTTCAATGCAAACGGGAGCGTCCCACCGTTGAGACGATACTGCTGCCCGCCACGATAGCTTTCTTTCCAAACTCCGGTCGCGTTGCCACCCGTTGGGTTGTCATATTCGACCCAGTAATTGTCGAAGCTAGACGAGCTATCCCCACGGATTTCCACCCGGAACCCATGAACGGCACGGGCGGGAAGATCAGTGAAGCGCTGGACGAAATCCTTGCATACCTTGATGCCCTGGTCGCCAAGACCGTCTTTAGTCTGGACATAAAAATCGGCACCGTCTCGCCGCACAACATGGATGGTCGAGCCATGCAGAGACAAAGCGTATTGTGATACGAAGCCCGCATCGTTGTTGAGCTGGTTTACGAGGTTCTGCGCGATGAAGTCTGTAGCGACTTGGTTTGACTGTGTGGCTGAGCTGCCGTCTGGCGTCTTGAACTCACGGTAATAACCGCCAATGTCGAGGCCATAGGTGAGGCCATATGCGCCTTGACGAACCCATACCATCGCTTCCTTCTGGCGCGTAGGTGTGAGCGTCCCCTCCATCTGGACCGTGATGGCGCGATTGAGGATGAACGTATAGTCGGCCACGGTGACCGCCACGAAGTTGGCATCAGGCGCGCTAGATGCAAGGTAGCCTTTGCCGTTGGGAAACGCCACGGAGACCTCGGAGCCGTCCATGCGGAAAACCCGGAGGTTACCGTTGGTTACCACCACTACATACCGCTCAGTAGCATCGCGGTTGATCATGTGGATATAAGCGCGGCCCAGTGATGTATTGCTGATCTTAGCAATGAAGCGCGCAGGTGGCCGCTTCTTCAAACCCTCGACCACAGAACTGTAACCGTTGATTTGGGCCTCCGCTTGGGATGACAAGCGAAGAGAGTATGGCTGCTGAGAAACCCCATTGATGAGGTTTGGGATGGTCGTGCTGATCAATGTCATCGGCTGGTGACCTCACCGATGAATGCATTGTCGAGGATGTTGTAATCAGCGGTCTCGCCTTCGGCTTCCTCCAGCGCGAACAAAGCCATCTGCTCATCGCGTAAGGTGAAGTTCGAGAGAAGTTCGGAACCAATCTGTCCCTCATTGAAGCGCCGTGCAGCCTTGACGGTGATGTACGTTCGGGCAGCTTCGGGAAGTTCTTCGAAAGGCAAGAGGAACACGATGTCCACCTTCACCGACCGACCGATTTGGAAGGTGTGGTTCTTCCGGTCGTAAAGCCGCTGGCCACGGTGGACTAGATCGAGATCACCATCTGCACCCGAGGTGTCCACCTTGAGGGTGTTCTTGGGAAGCCGAAGCTCGCCCTCGGGGTACGTCGCAGCAATCGGGTAGTTCTCTTCGGTGTTCCAATGCCAGCCCTTGAGTTGGACTGCGCGGTTCACCGCAGATAGCGCCTGGAGCGCCATCACAGCGTCAATGACGCCATTGTCCTCCACACTGTTCACCGGGGGTTCGCCAATGGTAGCGATGATCTGGTTCACAGCTTCGAGGACCGTAGTGGGGGTTTCTGCCAGCATGGCGGGCCTCCGGTCAAATGATGAAAAAAAGGGGAGCAAGCCGAAGCTCACTCCCCTAGTCGATTGTGGTTTTCTACCCGAAGGTGGATGATATTAGGCCGAAGCAGCGGCTCGGACTTCGATTGCAGCCTGGGGACGCAGGATGCCGTGGCCGACTGCGTACTTGGAGATCACGAAGTGGGCCTGACGGCGCGGGTCGTAACCAGCGTCGAGACCGAGATCGAGCAGCTTCACCGTGCCAACGGCCTGCTTCTGCATGACCAGCATCGCGGTCTTCGAGAAGTCACCGGCATAGCGAGCAGAAGTACCGGCTTCGACGCCTTCCGTGATGTTGGCGCTCGGGAGGTTGTTGGTCTTCACGATCTCGATACCGGCAACACGATAGACCTTGCCGTCCGAGTAAGCACCAGCGCCACCGAAGTCGCGGTTGATGGTCTTCTCGGCCTGGACCAGCTTGTAATACTGGGCCGGACGGACGAAGGCGTAACGGTCCTCTTCGGGAACGTCCTTCTCATCGAACTTCTGCGCAGCAGCAAAGAGAGCTGCGGCCAGATGGTCGCCATTGCCGAGAAAGTCAGCCGAGTTCGGCATACCGCTCTCGTTCTGGAAGACGACCGAGCCGCCCGGAAGACCGGAGACAGCATTGGCCGCACGGGCTGCGAGGACGCCGACCTGGAGGACGTGCTTGTCCATGACCTGGGCAAGCTTGCGGCCCTGCTCGGTCGTGACGATGGAGCGCATGTCGTAGTGGTTCTTGGCTTCATCGATATTCGCGAAGTAAGCATCCGAGACCAGGAGGTCATCGATATGGATGAGGACTTCGTTCTGGTTCACCTTCTGGCCCACCAGCTCCTTGCCCGGAGTATGGTAGTAGGCGTCGATGAGGCCGGTCGCCGGGAACGCCGCAGACTTGCCCGAAGAGATGGAGCGCGTCATGTGGCGATCAGTCATAACCGTTGCCTTTTCGAAGGCCGTCAGAACTTCACCGGCATAAATCTTTGCGAAGGTTGCATCGACTTCACCAGCGCCGTTGATCTGGCCAAGGCGGGTTACATTTGCATCAGTCATATTTGGATTTCCTGTGATGAGTTTGGAAGTTGATCAGGCTTTCCAGCGAACTCGTCACAAGCAGAACCAAGGTTATCCTCCGCAGAGGGCAATGGGTCGGCATGTGTTGTTTTCGGGATTTACCTTTGCGTCACCGCGCATTGCTTTGGCGCAGCGTGACTAGACTTCATCATCAGGAATAAGGTGCCCCGCCCGCCGAAGCGGGAGGAGCAAGATCATAGTTATTTCAGGGACTTCATCGCCTGATCAGCAGCGGCCCGATTTGCCTGGACCTTGGTGTTCGGGACGATATTGGCCACGAAGACGAGAACCTTGTGGAGTGCGACCAGAGCCTTATTGTCCACCGGGGTGGGTGTAAGGTTCACGATCTGCACGGCCACGACTTCTACGGCGAAGGCGATTGCAAGGAGTGTCTCCCAGTTGGACAGGAGCCACGCCCAAACGGTCGTGAGAATTTCCATTGATTTTCCTTGGTTGGATTAGAAGACGTTCGATCTTCCAATTTTGGCCTGGACCTCGGCACGGTAGGCCGGGTCTTTGGCGTAGCGGGGGTCGGACATTGCCGAGGTGATCTCGGCAGTGGACCGGAATGCATCGACATCGGTGTTTCCGTTACCGCCATTGAGGAGGCTCGGTTCGTCACCCACCGCCGATTTGTAGCGCGCCTGGAGGCCACTGATGGCAAGCTTGATGCTGCCAAGGTCGCCACCATCCATCACCTTGTTGAACGCGGAGACTTCGGCTTTCGACATGTTAGCCGCAGCCCAGTTGACCATCTGGCCATAAGCTTCGGCACCACCGAACTCGGCCTGAACGCTCTCGACCATCTGCGCAGCCTGGGCTTCCTGGCCAGCGACATAGGCGTCTACGATTTCCTTGGGAACACCGGCCTTGGCGAGTGCATCATAGGTCGCCTGGGACAGCTCGCCGTTTGCCGCATACTCAGCAGAGAACGCATTAAAATCGAGGCCGAGAGCTTCGACCTGGGCCTGGGCGTCCTCGGCGTTCGCCGGGACTTCCGGGGTCGTTGTGGTCTGGCCCTGCTTCTTCTCCAGCTCGGAGTAAGCCTTGGCCATGTCTTCCCAAGAAGCGAACTTCTCCGGGAGGCCAGCCGGTCGCTCGACCTTCGGCGTTGTCGGTTGCTCATGCTGGCCGGACTTGGCCTGAGCTGCATCGAACTTCTCGGCCATCGCTTGGTCGTGTCCGTTCGGGGCGTCTACCGGACTTGCATTTGAGGTTGTTTCAGTCGTCATCAGTTGTCCACGATGGTAAAGCCGAGCGACCAAGGGGCGGTCGATTGCGGCTGAGTTGCGGGTTCCGGGGATACCTCGGGGGTCTTCTTGGGTTTCTTGGAGCTGGCGGCGGGCTTCGGCTTCGCAGGCTCGGGGGCCACCTCAGGGGTGACCTCCGGGGTAACTGCGGGCACAACCTCGGGCATCTCCGGTGTCACCGGCTGGGTGACTTCGGGGGTTTCCATGGGTTATCCTTGGGCTTCGGGTTTGAGCTGATCGCGGACAGCACCGGCCATCTCAGGCACGAATTGCTGTATCATCTGCTGGAGTTGCTTCTGCTGGCGCATCTGCTGAACCTCCTCGTCACTTCGAACGAGGCCGGTGGCTTCGATGCCGATGGCAGTTGCGGAGCGCTTGATGTAATCGCCAACGTTCAGATACTCGGCCAGCACCTCGGGACCGAGCGGAGCCAAGCGCTGGAGGAGACTGTCGAGCTTCATCTGATCGTGACCACGACCAAGAGCTTCAAGGCCGGTCGTGATAGCGGGCTTCACCACGCCACTGGGCAGCGGCGGAAGTTTCCTCGTGCGTTCTAGGGAGAACATGATGCGGGACACGAGGGGAAGCTGGAACTCTTGGGAGAGGATGGAATAGACGCCACCCAAGGCATCCTCCAGCTCGCCCGCCATGTAGCGGATTTCCTCGGCAGTTACCCGCTCCCCTGCCCGTTGGATGGCAGTGTTGAGAAGGAATGCCATAGCAAGCCGCTGCGAAATCTCGCTCATCGTTTCCTTGGCGATGCGGAAGTCAGCGTACTTATCGAGCTGGAGGAAGGTAACGTCTTTGGCGTCACCAGAACGGACAGCGCCGTTTGGTGCTTCCGCAATCACCTTCTTATTGGTGGACCCATTCGGGTTTACCAGGATGAGGATTTTGGCAGCAGCAGCAGAGCCTTCGACAATCGCCTTGGTTAGCGTTTCGAGAGACTTGAGATCGCCGTAGTATTCCTCGACGTAGCCACGGCCATAATCCTCGCCGTCGATCTTGGTGAACCGGAGCGGTATCCAGGCGGACTTGCCTTTGGGATACGTACCCTCAGTGCCCGGAACCTTGACGCCTTCCACCTCTTGGTAGATGCGCCACATGCCATTCACGAGTTTGACATGGGTGTAGAGATCGAGGGTCTTATCCGCCGACATCGCGTTGTTGAATTTCTGCTTGGCGTTCGGGCCGAGTTTGGCAACGAACTCCTTGGGCAGCGTGTCGGGAGCGACGGTCTCCTTGGTGATATGCTCAAGGATATTACCCATGGGGTCGCGCTTGACGACAAAGCGGTCCAATCGGTAGGCCCTCATGCCTCCCTCAGGTGGAAGGTAGAGGAGAACGTTACCGGCCACGATGAGCTGCTTGAGCGCTTCGAAGGCGGTGACGCGGATTGCTGCTCCCTCGATCTCCGTCATCACGGCGCGCTCGACTTTGCCGAGGGCCTCTTCGACCAGAGCCTTCATGCCTTCCTGCTTCGTGAGTTCTTCAATCGTGAAGTCGTCAATCAAAAGGCGGAAGATCGGGCTGTTCGGTGGAAAGAGTGCGAGGAGGAGCTTCGAGGCCAGATTGTTGACGCCTCGTGCACCGATGCCCTGGAAAGGGGTCGGGAGAGATGCATCGCCATTGTGGCCTTCGGGAGGGAGCAGCGTGGGAATGGTTAGTTTCGCTGCGCTTCTGGCCCTGGAAAGGAACGGTTGGCGCAGCCGCTCAAGCTGCGAGTAACGCGCAGCAGCGGTCTTGGCCATGCTGGGTTCCTTAGGCTTGCGGGATATTCAGTCCGGTTGAGCCGCCAGTGTTCCCAGCATCGAGCTTGATGCGAAGAGAGTTACGACCTTTCTTACGGGCCTTCTGGACGGACGTGTCGTTGTCTTCCTCTCGGATGACATCACCCTGGGCGGTAGCTGCCGAGGGCGCAGGGGGTGCCGGTGCGGGAGCTGGTGTCTCCGACTTGGGCACTTTAGGGGTCTTGCACATTAGGGTGACCTTTTCAGGCGTCCCTCGTTCTGCTCGTTAAACTGTCTTCGAAGGAATTGGATAATCCTCCCCTCACCTGCCTTTGCCCAAAGCTCTCGCTCGGAAAGGGAAATGTCGGGATAGGTTGGGGGAAATCGCTTCTCCAGCTCCTTGAGCAAACCTTCGGGAATTGGTGGAATGGATTGAGACATGAAGGGAGCCTCCTATGGTGAGGGGTAATCAGAAGCGGGTGACCGCCTCTGCTACCGACTGCTCCAGGTCTTCAATCGTCCCCGCATTGATGAGGGCTTTATCGAAGGCGTGATTGGCGAGAAGTCCTTCCGACTGATGGCCGGAAACAGGGATTTCCACGCGGGGGTTATAGACGCACCACGTCTCGCCACCCATGTTCTTCACGAGGTCGTATTCATTCGGGAAGCGCATATCATCGATCACCACTCGCTTGCCGTCTGCGATGATGCGGCGGGCTTTACGGGCAGCGATCGTTGTCCAGAGATTAGGGTCGATCTGATCACGACCCCACTCTTTACCGAGGGTCTGCATGATCTTGCGAGTGGTGAGACCGTCAAAGCCGAACTCCGTGAGGGGTTCTTCCTTGAGGTGACCCTCAACGTAGTCTTCGATTTGTTCAGGAGGGACGCCGATCTGCTCCAGGAAGCAGCGGGTCATTGCCTTGAGGGGGTCCGCGAACTTAACGTTCTGGTAGCCCAGCCCCTCTTTGAGGAGCCGGGTTGCCGTGGATTTCCCCATCTGTGCCGCAGGCGAATAGAAGGCAATCAGGTTGGGGTTCTTGGGGTCCAAAGGATTGGTTCCTTTTTCTTGAAGTCGTAATCGGATGCGCGGAGGATGCGGGCAACGCGGGCCTGCTGGAGAGCATCGGCCTCAGTGAGACCGGCCTTTTCGAATGCCTTGACGACCGTGGCCCAGCTCGGGTTATCCCCAAGGAGAGCCTCGGCTTTCTTCGGGCCGACCCCAGGGCAACCGGCATAGCCGTCCGTGGTGTCCCCGGTGAGCGTCTGGTAGAGGTGCCAGTAGTCGGCCTCGCTTTCGGAGATTTCCATGATGCCGTCTTCAAGGCGATGGACGAAAAGGCCGGGGATGGTCTTCATGTCCTTATCGATGGAGACGATGACCTTCTCGCCCTTGATGACGTTTGCAGTGGCGAGGATGCCCATGCAGTCGTCACCTTCTAGGCCGGGGCGGAAGTAGGCGTCATGCTCATCAATGAGCCACTGCTTGATCGCCTTGAGGACCAAGGGTTTCTTGGTGCCCTTCCGGTTTCCTTTGTAGGAAGGCAGGACGCCAAACCGGAAGTTACCTTCGCTGTCGGTGAGGCAGAGCTTGATAGCCGTGCCTTCCAACTCGGCCATTGTGCGGTCGATGGCTTCGAGAACCTTGGCTTTCGCCTCGTTCTCATCAGCATGCCACGTCCAGTATCCATCGCCCCAGTCGGTCGCTGTTTCGCAAACTGCAGCAGCTTGATAGGCCACCACGTCAGCGTCGATTAGGAGGGTTCGGCTCATGCTTCACCCCGCAGGGTGTGGAGGTGCTGGATACCAGAGGCGGTAATGCGCCATTCGCGGCCATACATGCCGGTGGCGATGCGGGTGGTAATGAAGCCGTCAGATGCGGCCATGCCGATCATGTCAGCGTTTTCTCGTGCAAAATCGCTCTTGGTCTTGAAAGGGCCATGCCAAGCGCGGCTGAGAACGTCAGTGAGTTTCTTTCCAGTTGTTGCCAATTTTGAACTCTCCGTCGATTGGGCAGCGAAACTTGAAGTGAGCGGTGCAATCCCTCATCGACTGGACGAGGACTTCTCCGACTTCGGTGGCGATTGGTTCGCGGGCATCGACCTGCAATTCGTCATGCACATGCGCCACGATGGCGAAGTCACGTCCGAATTGATATCCACGTCTGGATAGCTCCAGATACGCAAAGACGGTCGCCTGCTTGGCGATGAGGGCACCTGCGGATTGCAGGAGGGTGTTGAGGGCTGCATGGGGTGACCGGATGTGGAGCTTGCGTCCGTCCAGGCCAATGAGGTAACCGCGTTCTGCGGCCTTCTTTACAGCTTCACGAAGTTTCGCGATGGCTGGGGTCTTATCCAGGAAGCTCTTCTTGAGGCGCTTCCCTACCCGCTTGAGGTCATCCTCACTCGGGCTTGGGTTATACCCCAGCTCATTCTTGGCTGGGAAATACCGCTTGTAAACCGAGCAGCCTAGGCCGTCTCGGACTTCACGCATGGCGATGTCTGCCACAATAGACCCGGCTTTCGCATCACCGGCACCATAGAGGAAGCCGTAGATGAACGTCTTGGCCCCGCCTCGAAAGAGCTTGTGGATGGGGAATCGTTCCTCATCACGCTCGGTCCCGGCTGGGACGAAGCCAAGGGCGAGGACGTTGACCCAGTGGATGTCCCCTTCGAGAAGCATCCGGCCATACTCGCCGTCATCATAGCGAGCCATGAAGTGAGCGAGACAGCGAAGCTCCAGGCCCGAGAGATCAGCGCCGACCAGCTTCCGGCCTTTGGCGACACAGAACAATGCTCGGCAGTCTTCACCATATGGTGCGCCGACTGAGGGCACCTGGGCGACATTGGGACGAGAGTGGGTACAACGCCCGGTAACGGCACCATTCGTATTGACGCCACCATGGATGCGTCCTTTACGGACAAGACGCAGCCAGGCTTGATCTCCTTCGGCCAGCTGGCCAATTCGCTTTTCGATAAGGAAGTGATGAGCAAGAACCTTGGCTTCTGGCCAGGGGAGCTTTGAGAGGATTGTTTCATCGACCTTCGGTTGGCCATTCGGCGTAAACTCCTCGGGTTCCCAGCCGAAGTCCTTGAGGCGCTGGGCGATCATCTGGCGGGATGATGGGTTGAACTCGACAACCTTCTCTTTGAAGGTCGGTACGCCTTTGACCCACCCCTTGGTCTTGTTGTTGACCTTGGGGACATACGGGGTTCGGACGGTGATCGGCGGGAAGGAAACCTTGAGCTTCTCCGCGATCTCCTGCCGCTTGGCGATCAAAGTGGAATAGAGACGAGCAGCGCCCTCTTCATCGAAGCCGAAGCCGTAACGCTCCTGCATTGCGATGATGGTGGCGAAGGCATGCTCCAGCTCTATTGATTGAGGAGCATAACGTTTCGCTTCAATCCGCTGGAGGAGACCCCCAGTGACCCTGATGTCCTGCTCGCAATACGTTTGCATTTCAGGAGACCAGTGCGCCCAAGGGTCAAGCCCCTGCTCCTCCATCATCTTGGAGTAGTCACCCTTCCACTCTCCGAGGCGAAGGCCCCAGGCTTCAAGGCCGTGGGAGCCGATGAGCTTGCCTGGGAACTTCCCCTTGCGGGACTGCTTCGCATCCCAGTCCCCGAGGTTCGGGAAGATGAGGCGAGAGAGGACCAAGGTGTCCGTGATGCGGCCTTTCGGCTTGAACCACGGGAACACCTTCTGGATGGCGGGAATGTCGAACTTGATGATGTTGTGGCCAATGAGTTCACCGGCCTCCATGAGCAAGCGCACAGCCTGCTCGATGGTGATGGTGATCACGATACCCGCTGCTTCGTTCGGGTTTTTCCAGGTGTCGGCGTGATCGTGTGCTGAGTAAATGACCCCGGTGTCGAGGTCTTCCATGCAAATGGAATGGATGCGGTCGGTGGCATCAAGGAGACCGTTTGTCTCAATGTCGAAGTTATAGCGTGGACCGTCGATAGCAACCGGGGAACCATCAGGGTTCCGCCAGATGAATGGGGGGGAGATCAAGGGGATGTCCTCTCGCGGGAGTGACACCCACGAGCAAGAAAAAACCCCCTTCGATTAGATCGGAAGGAGGTTCGTCGTGGGGGTAATGTTGGGGGTGACCAAGGTGTGGTCGGGGTACTTTTCTTTGAGCCGTTCGTAGCGGCGCAGACTGCGGGCTTCGTCACCCTCCCGAAGCAGAGTGAAGGTTTTCGCCATCACGTCTTCAATGAAGGCATCGGTATATTCGAAGCGCCACTCGTCATCCTCGATCCAGGCGGCGATCTGGCAAATACCGAAGTCATTCCGCTGGGCGACACCGAGAGCCGAGTAATCGACACCGGGGTCTAGGAAGATGATGTTGAGATCGGTCTCGCCGTCCTTCTGGTAGCCTCGGACTTCCACGACTTCACCTAGGCCAGCGCAAGAAGGCGGTATGGATTGGGTCAGTAGCCAGCCGGAGGACTGGAGGGCTGCATCAATAGCGGACACGAGACCCGGACCATACGGTAGGAAGACGTCAAGGTCTTTCACCTCAGCACCATGGAAATGGTCACGAAGCGCGCCGCCCGAAAGGACAGGCTTGAAGGGATAGGCAGTAGCGCCGAGCCAGAAAAGTTCCGTCTTCCAAGCAGCCGGAAGCGCTCCCACGTTGGGGAATATGTTGTGCAGAGAGTGCATGAGGTTTCCTTAGAAAAGCGGGTGACGGTAGAGGTCGGGGTCCATAAAGCGCTTGGTGCGCTCGACGTAATATGCGTGGCGAGCTTGGTTGATCTCGCCATGGGTCACCGGCTCACCTCGGAGTGCTTCGAGGATTGCCAGCTCCATCTTCTCGGAAACCTTTGCGGCAGCTTCCTTTGCCATAGCGGCATGCGCCAGAAGATCACGGCGATGTTCAGGGGCGATACGAAGGGACATCCCGAGCTGACGGACCACGACTTGATCCATCTGAAAATCCTTAGGACCGCCTTTGTAGACGAGGACGTTGAATGGTGCTTTCTCGGTGACGATCTGGAATGGCAGACGCTCACCTTCGACCATGCGGTCAATGGCGAGTTCCAGCTTTTCCTTCTCTTCCAAGAGCTTCACCTTCTCCGCGACAAGCTTGCTCATTGCGGCGCTAAGCGTTGCGTTCGCTGCTTCTGCGCGTTCGGCCCGGTCGAGAACTTGGCCTAGATGGTTTCGGGCTTGGCCCAAAGCCTTCTTGGTTTCCCTGTTCTTGAACCGCGTCTTTCGGCCCTGGTTTTTCAGGAACTCGACATTGTACTTTTCAAGGGTGACCTCGGCTTCCAGCTTGGAGTTGCGCTCTTCGAGCGTCCGAATAGTCGCGGCCTGATTGGCTGCTCCCCTGATGAGTTTCTGGTTGTCGCCAGATAGTTCCCTGTTCTCTTTCCCGAGTGCACCAATTGCGGCTACTGCGGAGAGGACGTGCATGCTGGTGTCTTGGTGCATCATTTGCGGTTCCCTAAATTAGAACAGAACAGGAACATTTGTGTAACTCAAAGCACGGCAAAGAGCTAGGACAAATTTCCTATTCTGTTTCTGGTTGTGGATAGTGAGGATGAAATTCCTAGAATGGAATGTCGTCGGAAGTCTCGTTTTCGAACGGACGCTCTTCGGGCAGAGTGGTCTCGAAGAGCCGCCCGGTCTCTTGCTCATAACCGAGATAAATGACCTTGCCAGTTGCTTGGCCGGTGTATCGGTCCTTCAAAACCCGGAAGGTGGTGATAGACCGAAGCTCCTCATTCTCGTGCTGCTGATCGCGCTCCAGGCCAAACATGTAATGGCACCAGAAGCCGATGCTTCGGGAGCCTTTGAAATGCCTGATCATGACGCGACCACCTTCCTCGTGGGGCTTGCCCTCGGGGGTAGCTAAGTGACTGATGAGGATGATCATGCAGTCCAGCTCTTTCACGAGACCGCCGATCTCAGCCATGATGACTTCGAGGGCCTTGCGCTCATCCTCCTCGGCGGCAGCGAGTGCCGTGAGGTGGTCGAGGTAAAAGATGCGGACGCCCTCAGACTTGTTGAGGAACCGCATAGTTTCGCGGATGACTTCCCAGTCGGTCGCACCGAAGCTGTCATAGAGGAAGAGCTTGCCGCCAGCTTCGAGCTGGTCCACGGCCTGGGTCAATTCGCCTTCGGTCCATCCCGCATCGGGAACATGGAAGCGACGACCGGCAAGCTTTCCGGCTACACGCCGTCCGGTTTCCTCGGGCTGCTGCTCAAGGAAGAATAGGCCGACCGGCTGGTTAAGCTCGGTGATATCGAAGACAATCTGCTGGGTGAGGAAGTCGGTCTTGCCGATACCCGTGCCAGCCCCGAGAGCATAAAGTTCACCATAGCGACGGCCATAGGTTAGGTCCGTGAGAGAGCCGAGCCACCATGGGAGACCCCATTCGATTGGCTTGAGGAGCTTTTCCTTGATGTCCCCGAGGGTGACAATGCCGTCCGGTCGGTGGGTCTTAGCGTTCCACGCGGCCTGAACGATCTTGTCCCCCTCGCCTGCCATGAGCATCTCATTGGCGTCCTTGCGGGGAAGCTCGGCAATCTTGACCTTGCCCGATGGGAAGAGATCGAGACACGCTCGGGTCGCTTCCTTGCCGGGTTCATCCTGATCGAACATCAGGACGACTTCCTCAAATGAGTTCAGCCATTCGAGGTTTTTGGCGAGGGACTTCTTGGCACCCTGGGCACCATTCGGGATGGAGACCACGGGCCACTTGTGGTTCTGAACCTGGGAGACCGACATTGCATCGATCTCACCTTCGGTTATCACCACCCGGCGACCACCGGACGGCCAAAGGTGTTGCCCGAAAAGAAGGGCGTCACGAGAGGAGCCGAGGAAGGAGAAGTTCTTGTCCGCATCGCGGGTCTTCTGGCCCACGAGGTTGCCTTCTTCGTCATAGTAAGGAGCGGCCTGCACGGTCTTGCCGTGTTTGTTCTGGCCGACCAGATAGCCGAACTTTCGGCACGTCTCTTCGGTCAGCCCCCGCTTCGGCAAAGCGCGGTACTCGCCCTGGATAGGGTCAAACATGATGGTGCCTTTGGATTTTGATGGGGTGTAGCTGGAGCCATCGCCCCGCTCGCGGTAGCCGCAGCCATAGCAATGGGCGTGACCGTCCGAGTACCGGCCAAGGTTGTCCCTTGAGCCGCACTTGGGGCATGGCTCCTTGCGAACGAAGGAGCTTTCTTCTGTCATGCGTCGGTGGTTATCGACGGTTGATCATCGTTACGAGAAGAGAGATCACGTAGCCCAGCACCCAGGAGCCGAGGAACGGAGCAGAGTAGCCAAACGACCAAGCGGCGAGCTTGATGATGCCAGCCCAAATAAGGCCAGCGATCAGCAGGCCGATGAAGCGAATGAGATATTCCATGGTTATTCCTTGGGAAGCGTCTGGATGCCTTCGAGCATCAGAACGTCTGCATTGTCGGTGATCTGGAGAGCCTGCTCCGTTGTCAGCTCACGCCGAGAGACCGCACCGGCCAGCGCCTTGGCGTAGCTGGTGACGATCATGGTGATGACGGTATCGAGTGAGGTAATCGGGAGGCGCACTAAGGGTGGCCTCCGGCTCTTCATCGAACGAGGAGCCAGAGGTTTTCACCGGGCGGCTGGTGCTGGCACCCGCTCAAGAGAACGAAAGCCAGAACAACGGTGAGCACGATGAGGAAGGTGAGGAACTTTTCGGGTTCCGGGAGGAAGTTGGATGCGGCCATCATTCCCCCGCAAACTCACGAAGCAGCTTGAGCGCCTCAGCGTTGTCGCCCAGCATCACCTCGTCCCGCACCCGGCTGGCCTGAGCCTTGACCGCTGCGGCTCGTGCCTCGTGATCATCAGAGAGCCGCTCGGACCACTCATGCTTGGAGAAGTCGAAGGCGTTGACGACATCGGTGTGGTAGTTGATGTCGGTGCAGTCTGCCCGCAGCTTGACCTTGCCCTTACGGATGAGGTCTGCCCGCTCATGGCTAGCGAGCCGCTTGGCTGGCGTGGTGCAAGCCTTCCTCAGTTCTTCGAGCTTCCTTGCTTCGAGCTGATCAATTCGAGCGATGGTATATTTTGCTTGCTGCTGGTTCATCTTAGCGGACCCTCTTGCTGCGAAGGCTGTATTCCGCATACGGCGAACCGTTCGGGTCTTCCTTCATCTTCGTATCGATCTTCATGCCGCTGGCCTTGAGTTCGTGGACACGGGCGGCGAGCCGGAATGCACCATAGAGGCCGATAGCTTCGAGCTGGGTGAGAGAGCGGCCAGACAAGAAGTGCTGGCGGATGCGTTCAATCTTGGTCGTCATAGGCTCAGGCTCCGTGCTTGAGGAAGTTGCGCATCTGGTTGAGATCGGCGGAGACCTTGCCGGACTTGATTGCAGCAGTGGCAGCAGCAGCGAGGGAGCGCTTCATGCTCACCTTGCGGTAACCCTTGGTCGGGTGAAGGGTGCGCTCAGCGGAAGTCGGGATGGGGCGAGTGCGAGAAACGGGCATTGGATTTCCTATCGGTTGTTGATTGCGCATTGGCGCTGGAAACACAGAAGCCCCCCGGCCCGAGTGGACCGAGGGTGAGTGTGAGGATTGCTATGGTGAGGGGTAATCAGCGGACGCGGACGGTCTGGCCGATCTTGAGGGACTTGACCCGGATGCCTGGATTGAGCGCCGTGATCTGATCGACCGAGACGCCATACTTGCGGCCCAGGGCGAACAGTGTGTCACCCTCGACAATCGTGTGGTACGCCCAGCCGTTGTCCTTCGGTGCCTTCTTCGGCGTACCTTCGACGGGCTTGGGATTGACCACGGGTTCCTTCGTGAGGAACACGCCGGTCTGGTTCACCCAGCTCCGCACGTCGAAGCATGGGCAGTCCTTGGCGACCTTCGGGAAGTCCCGGTGGCCCTGGATGGTGGCCTTGGGATACTTGGCCTTGAGTTCGATGAGCAACTCGGCCAGCGCTGCATACTGAGCAGGCGTGAAGTTGTCCTGGCTGCGGCCATGTTCATCGACACCACCAGCAAGGCAGATGCCGACCGAGACGGAATTGTAGCCTTCGACGTGAGCGCCGATAGCATCAACCGGACGCCCGGTTTCAACACGACCATCGCGGCGGATGACGAAGTGATAGCCGATCATCAACCAGCCTTTGGCGCGGTGCCAGCGGTCGATGTCAGCGCGGCCAATGTCCTGGGATGGTCGCGTGGCCGCACAATGCACGGCGATGTAGTCCGTGCGGGTACGGGATTTCATTGACATGGGGTTTCCTTGATCCACCCGAGGGGGATGGTCTTGTCCGCGAATTGGAAACCGTTCTTGCGGCACCAGTCGGCGTAAGTCGTCGCGGAGGTCTTGGAGATTTTCGCCTTCGAGTTTGAGAAGACGAAGCGGATGTCCAGCTCGGGATGCTGGCCCTTGATGAGGATATGCTTCTGACGGTCGGCAGTGACGAAGCGACCCTTGGTTTCGATGATGATGCCATTCGGCAGCTCGAAGTCCGGGGTGTAGGTGGCCGTTCGGGCAGGCTTGGTGTATTTCACACGGCGCTCTTCGAACTTCACTTCGATGCCCAGGGCACGGAGCTGGTCTGCAACCTTCTCCTCTAGCCCTGAGCGAAAGCCTTCACGCAGGCCCACATCCCCCAGCTTGTCGGCGGGGGTGCGGTATCCCATGATTAGAAGTCCACCATCTCTTCTTCATCAGGAGCGCCGGACTGGTCCTCGTCACCATCGGGGAACGTGCTGTCGTCGTCTTCGTCCTTGGTGTACTCGTAGCCTTCTTCCTCACCGAAGCCGTAGGCGGATGCGGACTTGTCCCCGAACTGACGCAGCTCGATAATCTGGACGGCTTCGAGAGCCAGCTTGGCGGAAGCACCCACCGTTGTGGTCGGGGCATAGGGGATAATCTGGAAGCTGATCTTGCCGATGGTGCCACCACCGATTTCCGGCTCGTCCTTGATCGGCTTGCCCTTGGCATCGAACAGCGAGGGCTTGCGGGTCCACGGCTTGCCGGTCTTCTTCGAGACGCCGGAAGCTTTCATCGTGAACTTGAACTCGACTTCACCCGTGGGTTCGCCGGTCTCTTCGTCTTCGAGGTAGGCGTAGGGAAGATACTTCGTCTCCCACTTCTTGGCCTCGGCCACGTTCTTCGCGTTTGCCTTGGCTTCCTTGAGACTGTCGGCTGCGGCCTTGTCGCACTTGCTGATCAAGTCAGCCACGCCGGGGGCATCGGATGCGACCACGAGTTTGACGGAATACTCACCCTCGGCCTTGAACTTGGTGTCCGGCACGGTGAGCTTGGGGAATTTGAAAGCGCCCTTCATGGAAGTGAGGGTTGGACGCTGGGGGGCTTTTGCCATTGTTGAATTTCCGTTGGCTTGGCCCAAACAGAAAAACCCCCTGGCCGAGGTGGCGCAGGGGGCGAGCTTGGGCGGTTATGAGAATTGCTATGGTGAGGGGTAATCGCTCAGCGGCGGTGGATATTGGCTGCGATTAAGGGAGGCAGGCTGCGTCCTCGGGTCCAAGGATGGGTCACGATCTTTCCAGCTTGGCAGCGGCAGCGCCAAGTATGACCCGTCATCATCTCGGACAGGCTACCGTCAGGCTGCAATATGAGAACGCTTCCCGACCGCAACGTTCTAACACCTGAGCCATTGCAACGAGGGCAGTCCACGACACGTGCCACCTTGCCTCGGATGCGGAGGTAGATCATGCACCACCCTGCGGGCAGTTGCGCTCGGCCTGACGTACCAACGAAGGACGCGGATGTTCAGGCAGAAGGTGGTTGATAGAGTTGCCGAGCTGGACGTAAGGCTTGTCGGAAATCGAGACCTTCACGAACGCCCGCTTGCCGCTGTCAACATTCAGTGACACCCGATGGATGACGGTCTGATCTAGGCGGTAGAGGTGGTTGACCTTGGCGTGTTCGAGGCGGTCACCTGCTGAGGGTAGAGTGTAGGTTGCCATACGGTCGAAGACTTGCATCGATTCCTTATGGTTTTCGACCACCTTAAAGGGCCGGTCGGTGATGAAGAACTCAGTCGGGTTACGGTCGGCCCAGATGTAGTTCAGGTCATCTGTAAGGAAGCCATCACTGTGCCAGCCAGGGCGATTACCGGGGGCATCGGGGGTGACATGCAGAACCTTGACCGAAAGGTAGACGTAGCTGTCCTTCCAGCGCTGCCGTCCGTAGGTCTTGATCACGTCCATATAAACGCGGTCGATGACCTCCAAGTATGGGTCGAGTTGCTTGGGCAACTGCTCGGAATATGTTCCGGGCATCTTGATTGGCAGGTAGAGCCAGAACATCATCTCGGAAGTGTCGAGCTTCATTTCGCCCAAGTCTTTCGGGGCTGCGCCGTATATCGCGGGCGTTAGGTTCGTCATTCGCATTTCCTATTTGTCAGGTGCGCTTGACCAGACGAAAGCCAGCCCGAACCTGGGCGACTGTCTGGTTCAACATGCGCTGTGCGTTTTGGATGTTGAGTGCTGCTTGGTGACCGGGCTTACTCGCCAGCTCTTCCCGATGGAGGGATAAGGTGCGGCACCATGAGGAGACTGTGTTCGGCGTGATCTCAGGAGGCGTCACTTTTGAACGCCCCCGCGATCTTCTGGAGGAGTGAACGCTTGGGTGGTCGCTTCTGGAAATACTCGCCGTGTGGTCCGCATTTCCCCACTATCTCCCTGGCATCCCGGCAGTCGGGATACGTGGCACCGAGAACGGGGTCTGCCTTCTCGACCTGATGGTGAGTGCATACGAACCCGTACTCGGCTTTAGCGAACCGGCAGTCCACACAAGGATTGTAGACGCGGCTCATGCTCGATGAGCCTTGGCCAGCGCGGCAACATCGTAGCCCTGCTCACGGAGTTCCGTGGCCATTGCGAAGCTGACATTACGGCCAGACTTCCAGAGCACGATTGCCTTGCCGAGGGTGGACTGCATTTCATTGACGTTGGTGGTCATGGGGAAAATCCTTGTCGATTTGTGAGGATTGCTATGGTGAGGGGTAATCACCATCGCAAATGTTTCCACTAGTGGATTGATCAGGCGAAAAAGAAAGCGCTCTCAAGGACTTGAGACAAATCCAGGGAGCCTTTTTCAGGGAGCGGAGGAAGCTGGGTTCCTTCGGGGAGCATGGCCGTAATCTCTCGGCCAAACTCAGCAAGGACATCGTGGTCCCCGTACATTTTGACGAACTCTTCCCGGAGGAATTGAGCCATCGCCCAGGCGTTACCCGCGTGGGTTCCGTAGCTGTCATGGATGAGCGAGAACGAACGGATACCTTCGTCGTGGCATCGGGAAACGGTGAGCTGCATATGCGCCGCGTCCATTGAGTGGACCCAGTTGGGCGAGATGCCGCTTCCTTGCTTGCGCTTGTCGATCTTCTTAGATGCAACGTCGATGGAGAGCTGGAGGCGCACCTTCTGGAACGTCAGCTCAAGCCGCTTCTGTTCGCTCGTGGTGTATTCCTGCATGACCTTGAGGCCAGCCGGGGTATTCCAGATGACGGGCAGGCTTTCCTTAGCCGCGATCTTGGCCACCTTCTGGAGCCAGTCCATGGCACCAGCAGCCGCGACCACAACTTCACCCACGCAATCCCAAATGAGGAGACCGAGGAAGGAAGCCGCAGCGAAGCCGGTGCCCTCGAAGGGGAACGCCTCGCCCGCTGCCTGTTTCCAGGGGGTGACCGTATCGGTGAACACCTGTTCCCGGAAGCCAAACTCAGATGCACCATAGGCGAGCGTCATGACTGGGCGCTTGGTCACCTTGCGAGTGATGCCATAGGCCAGCCACTTCCGAGCCATCGAGCCATCGCTTTCAACAACGATGGTCTTGTTCTCCTTCGTCTCCTTGTCTTTCACTTCCTTGGTGGTCGTGTCTTCCGGGCATGCCGCATCGATATCACGGAGCTTCGCTATGAGGACCGAAGCGACCGTGGCATAGATATCGTTGGGCTTGTCGCTGGGCACGAGGTTGACTGCTGCCCCGCCGATCTCGTCCAAGAGCATGGCCGAGAAGTTCTGGAGGCCGTTGCATGTACCGTCCATCTGTACCGGCAGATGCGAATGAAAGGCGAAGCCCTCGGCAACGTAGCCCTGCCACTCGAAGCAGAACGCAAGCGCCTGCCATGGTTTCTCTGCGGTCAACCAGAAGCGGTTGTCGTAGGGGTTCTCAGCGGACGCGAGGATTTCCCTCTGGTTCGCCATGACCCACTCGACACGCTCATTCATCGAGCATTTGTCCACGCCCCAAAGACCAGCGCCGTGAATGGCCAGCCAGTCAGCTCCCTCCTCGTTCGTGATCGGGACCGAGTTTGCGAACTGGAGGAGACCATGGGACGCATCGTCGCCCTGGGGATTAAGGAAGAGCGGGACAGCGTAGACGCGACCACGGAAGTCCATCTGATGCGGGAAGTAGAACTCCTCCTCATCCTTGAACCGAGTGGCAACGCCCAGCATGCGGGAGAAAGCCAGACGCTTGGAGACGGCACGGGCGTTCGCCTCGTAGATGGTGGTCCGCTCGGACTTCCAACGCGAGAACTCTTCGAGCTGCTCCGGCGACATGTCTTCCCTCTTCATTTCCGGGGCGAGCCACATGGGTTTCTCCGGGAGCGGCATATCATCAGCCTGGGGTATGCATGCGAGGGTGGATTGATTATCCCAAAGCGAAGCCATCACCTCATAGACGCGGTGATTGATTGACCAAGCCGTGTTCTGCATCGCGTTGATCGAGTGGTAGACCTTCGGCATATCCACGCTCTCAAGGTCCATCAGATACTGACGGTTGCCGGTCTTGATGAGCCTGAGGTTGCGAACCCTGCCCGACCAGTAACCGCCTCGGAATGGAGAGGTCCACGGACGCGGTGGAACTAGGGTCGGAAGATAAACCGGAGACAACGGTGCAAGGCGGGAGTTCTCCGTGGCCAGCCAATCCAACGTTTCCTTGGTAGCGACCACGTAAATGTTGGTGTTGTGAGCGCCTTCCGATTGACGGACGATCTCAAAGAGGCCGGTCTGTTCCACGGCGATCTCGATCAGCTTCAAGCCGACCTTGGCTTTCACGTCTTGGCTCCAGTCCTGCCACTCGGCACCCTTATGCTTGGCATGCTTGGTCATGGCGCGCTTCTGGTGGACTGCGTTGTGTGTCTGCTCGCTGATCTTCTTCCTTGCGTATTCATAGGCGTCCTTGTCGTGACCCTTGAACGCATTGAAAAACAGCTCATCCTCGACCATCGCAGCGAGCCGGATGGACAGCGGCGTGAGCTTCATGCGCATGGAGACGTAATCGAAGAGGTTCCGCAGCGTGAGATGGGCAACCACGTCGAGGTCCGCATCTTTGAGATACGCCACGGCGGTATGCTTCTTCCCTGCCTTGCCTGAGCTTGCCTCGGCTAGAAATGCCTCAAGACCAGCGATCACTTGAGCGTGTGCATGGATGATCATGCGGCGCGAGGAGAGATTGGACGCCTCGGCGTTCTTCTCCCGGTTCTTTTCCAAGCCCTTCTCGAAGCGGGCGATGCCTGCCGAACGCATCTCTTCTTCAAGAGCGATCTGCTTTTCCCAAGCTTCATGCTCGGTCGGGAGGCATCCATGGGCGGCGAGAAAAAGTTCGTTAGTGGTGTCGAGTTCGATCAAGGGAAGAGCCTTCCAAAAGAAAAGGCCCGCCCTCGGAACACCTAAGTAAGTGAACCGGGGACTGGGCCTATGGTGAGGGGTTTTGTGAGATGCCTATGGTGAGGGGTAATCGGCGCACGGCTGATCATCCCTCTCGTTACGAAGGGGATGCCGTTGCCGTCTTTTCCTTAAGTGTGGGGTAATTGCCTGCGGTGCTGGCTCAGTAGGACGTCAAATTCCCGCATTTACGCCACAAGTCCTGCCACAGGCAGAGGAACCAACTATGCAAAAACGCTATGTTATGCAGTAGTGGATAGATATAAGTCGTAAAAAAGGCGCAGAACTGCTAGGTTCCACGCCTCGTTATTCTGAAACTATCCACGGATGACTAGACTAAAGGTGATCTTTTAAGTCTGCTGCGTCTACCGATTTCGCCACGTCCGCATTGCCGAGCCGCGTACCGTTTCGGCAGAGGCGCTGCAAAAAATCGTCATGTTTCTGGCGCCCGGCATTGGGGCCGGTCCCAAACACGACTGAGCCTCATCTACACAGGCCGAACCGTTTCGGTCAACGGGGCCTCGGAGCATTTCCAGGAAAAGTGGAACCCGGTTTTCCGTCCGGAAATGCGGCAAACAAAGAGCTGGAGCGTTTTTCCGATTCGAAGAAAAGCGAGAAGACTTTAGCCACACCAAGACTGATTTTTTGCCGGTGCCGGATGCGCGAGCCCTTCCCGCACGAGCTGATCGGCGAAAGAAACGCCCGAACGTGAAAGCCGTTTGCGTTCCGTGGCTTGCCCGCCAGCTTCGCCGGAAGACGCCACGTCGAAGGCGCCGGCGTTCAGCATGTCGCGAAGCCTGACCTTTGCAATGAAACCACGCTGGCGCTCTTCCATGCAGCGCGCCCGGTCGATCTGCGGCACTTCTATGCCGGCAAGCTGCATTTTCACGCCCTTCATCCAGAAGGTGTTGCCATCGGCCACGCAATTGTTGAGGCCGGAACGACCGCAAAAGGCAAAAGTACCGCTTTTTTCACCGAGCGAGATTTTTTCGACCGAAGGGCGCGTTTCCGGCAGGATAGCGGCGACCTGGCTCGGCTGCGAGGCGGATGGCATGGCGATAGGGCGCGGCGGCACCGGGCCGTTGCCGGGCAGAGCCGGCGATGCGGGACGAATGGACGCCACTTTCTGCGGCGTGACGGAATCGCGTTTGGCCGCCGTCGCGACTTTCGAAGAACTTGTGGCCGGAGATGTCGCCTTTGCAACATGCCGCTGCGGCAAAAGACTGTCGCGATGTTCGTAAGCCTGAATGCCGCCGGCAACGACGCCCAACATCAGCACCCAGGGCCAAACGCTGCCGCCACCCGATTTCTTCGCCGTGCGGCGTCGTGCTGTCGATTTTCGATTGCTCAC